GTTGATTATTAAACTTAATGTTTTCAAAAAATTCAACTTACACAGCAATCGGTGAGCGGGTTCAGAATAATCCTCAAATTCGAGTAGGTCTTCCTCTCCCGTCCGTTGTGGGTGGTTGCTCCGGTTTGATTCCGGAGACACCTCACGTGATGTGTGACCTCCAGCCTAATCGTATTGGCTGTAAGATCGACCGATTCAGGAGATCGGGGTACTTTTGTGAAGCTGACGTTCCGTCAAGCCTCGCGGATTTACCTCGAGAATCGGTTTTGTGCTTTGTTGGTGCCTTTAACACTATCCTTGATAGTTGCTATTTGCATCAAATGTTTAAACCCAATTTGGTGTCTGGTAAGGAACCCTCCGGCTATGCCGAGGCCCTCTACCAGCAATTTCAAAATTCACTAACTCGTTATGCTAGTTATCACAGGAAACAACCTTGTTTAACTTCGTGGATTAAGTTCCTCAAGTACAAGCTCTGTGCCTACTTTTCCGCATGCGAAAATGACATTCTTCCCCCAAAGCCTGCTGGCTTGGAAGATGACCGTCCTGACTACCTCTTCGGAGGGGTTATAGGGCAGTTTCTTCGTCAGCATAATAGGCGACAGCGCGGGATCCTCGCTTATCAACTTATGATGAGCAAAAAGGGGATGCCGAGAGCTGGAGAGGAATCGATTCGCGAGGCCGAAGAGAAGATGATTAACGCACTCACGCAGGAAAGGATCACGGGAGAGGTAACTTTACCTCTGACCTATTTTTCTGCGCGTACTACTCAGCACGACCCAAGACAATATAAGACAACCACAGGCTCTTTCGAGAACCATAAGTGGGAATGCAACGTTGTCCTAGGGCGCCGCGAGATGGAGCACCAGCTCCGTCGTACCATTCGAGAAATCTTTGTTGGATCAAAGTTCGGACCCAGGGAAATGGCTAAGCCATGTTTCCCCAGTCCGAACTCCAACTACAATAGATCTCGCAGTGGGTTAGGTGGCGTCGGGAGTGTTAAGGAAGAGTGTGGAGACTTAGATTTCGTTATGGAGTCGAGTCTGCATGAAGCAACGTTCTATGAACCAATCAACCTGGAATACGGTGAGAAGGGGCGGAAGTGGGAAGATTTAAATTTTCCTCATGATTCGCGACAACTACCCGTGGGGGTCATTGACCCAACCTCGTTCGACCTAACTTACAGACGCCTTTATTGGCGCTTGTTCAAGAAGGCGATGACCGAGGAGCCACTCGTAGAGGCCGTGGGCCTGCCTGAAGCTCTGAAAATCAGAGTAATCTCCAAGGGGCCACCTCTCACGTACTTTGTCTTGAAAAGCTTTCAGCGATTCATGTGGCAAAGACTACGGAAGTTTAGGATCTTTCGATTAATCGGACAACCTGTTGTAGACCTTGACATTGAGTCGGTCTGCAAGCATGACGGTGCCTGGTTGTTGAGTGGGGACTACGTAAGTAGTACCGACAACATACATACCTGGGCAACCGAAACATGTGTTGACGAAATGCGGAGAGTCCTTGATCTTCCAGTCCAGATGGTTGAATTGTTACTAAGAGCGTTAACACGTCACATCTTCGTAGACAGCACCTTATGTGCTGTGCCCCCCGTGTGGTCCGAGGACCTCTGGGAGTTTGTCTACGAAGAGAAGCCGCCGAAGGAGACCTTCAGAAGAAGGAATCAAAAGACTGGCCAGTTGATGGGCAGTATTGTATCGTTTCCGATACTCTGCATCATCAACGCGACCGGGTGCAGGATGGCGCTAGAGTGCGCCGACGGACGAGAGTATGAAATCTCCGATCCGTGTCTCCGTCTAGTTGTAAACGGAGACGACTGCCTTCTCGCATCACCAAACAAGGAATTGTATGAGTGGTGGAGGAGAATCTTATCGGTGGTGGGTCTCGAGGAGTCTGTAGGAAAAACGTACTTCAATCAGCGATTTGCGGTCATTAATTCGGCCCTTTATGATTACTGCTCCGGCTCAAGAAATTGGGTCGAGCGGCGGTATGTCAATATGGGTCTTGTTAAAGGTCTAAAGAGAGCTGGTGGAGAAGACGACAGAACTCCATGGGACGTGGCGTTATGCTTTAACGACCTTGTGCGTACATGTCCCTCGTGGTTAACGGAGGAGGCTACTGCGCTCTTCATCAAGTACAACCGAAAGGTTTTGCAAGAGTACGAAGGGCCGTGGTACTTTCCCCGGTATGCCGGGGGTCTTGGTATGGTGAAGGAACTGTCAGTTCTTGATCGTATGGTGTTGAGGTGTATCCAATCTACTGGCGCTGTGGACCGAGTCCTAGCCTGGCCGGCTGCAAAGCCGTGGCAGACGTGGGATTTGGCTCATGACGAGCTGAAGAAAGTACATCCTCTCTTGTGTGAGGTACCTTTTAGTAAGGTCCTATGCACTCACGAAGTCGAACTTGAAGACGAGCAAGAGAGAGCGACCAGCATTGCATGTTGGAAGGCGCTCTTGACTCGGACAGTCACCGATTTATACCAGTCCCTCAATGAGGAAGCACGCGGGCGGGCCGCAAAGGTCCGCAACGCTATCGTGTACGCCAGGTGTCTAGAGTTAGTGAAAAAGGGTTCCTCCTACTACAAGCCAGTAGAGGAGGATTACATATGGGAAGAAAGGAAGAAGGGTCTACTGAATCTGCTCGTGAGCAGATGGTAGGTTAACCCGCTTCGTAAACGTAGTGGTTGGTAGGGGTAACGCAAACCTCAGGCCAGACTCAACAATGTGAGCTGTTGGGCATACGTGAACGGATCTTTCGATCCTAGCACATTAACGGTCATCGTCGTCAAGTGCATGCATAGATTTGTGTGTAGGAGAACTGAGTTCTCACCAGTCTTTGTCTAGTGGACTACTCTTCGGAGGAACAATATGATTTGCTATAGGTGGACTGCCTAGCGGCATCTTAGCAAGTTGTAATTCTCCATCCGATCTGGGTGTTGTCGTGAAAGTGGAACGGGCGTACGAAACGCGCGAAGAGCTAACTGAGTTAGCAAATCGTACGTCTCTCGAATACCTGTACATTACTATACGATCA